AAAGTATTCGTATCAGTAGTGCTAATGCTTCCAGATTTTTCTAAATTATAAAACAATTTAGTTGGTAAATTGGAATCATAATTTAATGTCAGAATTGTATTTCCAACAGAAACAACATTTAATCCACTTGTCGTTCCAGTAGAAACAAATTCATTATTAAAATCTTTATCATAATAAAGTTTAAATTTATAACCCTGTAAAGATGAGTTTGATAAATCAAAAACCAAATTATTATTATTAACTACATCAATTTGTGGATTAATTGAAAATATAGTTTGCGATTCTCCCCCAGTGCTTGCAATACTTATAGTAATGGGTGGATTGGAAATAGCATCATTACGTGTATTACATAATTTAAAATTATCTTTATCAACTTTATAAACAAAATAATCATTTACTGATAAACCTTCAGGAGCTGTATCCGTAGTTGTATATGAAATTTTATCACCAGTTATAAATCCATGCGAGGAAATATTAATTTGATTTGTTGTTGTGTTAATTCCAGTTGAGTTAAACCCTATGGGATTAACTAAAGAATATCCTGTATTTTCATCTAATTGAATTCTAACTGAAGAACTTGTTCCTATTCCAACAGATAAATTTGGTTTTACAGATAAACTTATATTATCACCTATTTTTAAATTATGTGAGGTTGAAACAGAAACTTTTGCAACATTTTTTTCTACGTCTACAAGTATTTGTTCATAATTACTTGTAAATTTATACGTATCTACATCCGCACCACCACTAACAAAATATACATCAGAAAATCCAATACCTACTCCTGTTTTTATTCCAATAGTATTTTTACCTGTATTAGAAACAAATAACGTAGATGGTAAACTAGCGTTACTATTAGCACTATTTGATGGATCAACATTATATGTAATGTTTGAAGTAACATTTGATAACGTTATTTGTTGATTATCAACAAACGGATGATTTTCAATATAAATTCTTTGTGTGGGAATATCTCTTGTTATCGTAGAAACACCAAAATCAAAGGTTACTGATGATGAAATTCCAGATAAAGTTCCAAATCCTATAGATTCTTTTGGATTAAAATAAACTATATCATTTACTTTAGATTCAAAATAATCTACAGATTTATTAATTGTAAAAGTATCTGGTAAAAATGATACTATAAAGGGAACTGTATGTGCAAGGCCTGTGGTTCCTCTTTCCACTCTTAAAATATTAGCATTTTTATAAATGTTCAATATTTGTAAAGTTTCGGTACCAATTCCAATACTACTTCCTACTGAAACTGATTCTGGAATTGAAGACACATATATTTCAGTGGTAAATCCAACAGTTGATGATGGTAGTATCGTAGAAATTCCAGATGCTTTAAAAGAAGTAACACCGACAGTATGATTACCGTTTAACTGAGATAATGTAGATGCAAATCCAGAAATTGATATAACATCTCCATCAGAAAAAGTATGGAATGGTAAAACTGTAAAATTTAAACTATTTGCATTTTTCCAATTAATTACTGTATTATTAAAAGTAGTTGTGGTAGTATTAATATCAACAATATCTTTACCTTTTAATGAGGTAACTTTTGATATTAGTCCAGTTCCTTCGGTATTAGTATTATCAAAGGATAAACTATTATTAACTTTGTAATTATCACCAGGTGAAATAATTACTAATTCATCAACACTTCCAGATGTAACTGATTTTATTACAATTTTTTGTTTTGAAATCTCGTTAGTTTCTACTATAAAGTCATTATCAATATTTTTTTCAGAAATTTTATATGGAAAAGTATTTCTTATAAGATTAGATCCTTCAAAATTATATGATTGATCAATATCCTGAAGAACTGGAACTGATCTATAAGAATCTCCAATAAAATAAGGAAATTCTGGTATATTTTGATCGGAATCACTTTTTATGGTTGCAAAATATGCATATATTCCATCAGGAAAATCAAATGTTTTTGCAAATCTACCATTGTTTCTATCTAAATCTCCTGTGTTTGTAAATTCATAATCTTCAACAAAATAACCATCATCAAAACCTAATGGTCTATCAATAACCTTAGAAGAGTTTAAAGTATATCCAGAACGCATACGTGTTGGAGTTAGTGCTATTCCTGGATTCGCATAACCAAAAGATCCATATATTGGATTTCCATCATAGGCCCACCCAATAATTGGTGAATGAGGAAGATCTATACTATCACCAAAATAATCTCTTAATGTTTCATCATATCCACAAACACTATATTGTAAATTATTATTTTCATTAGAATTTAATAATATACCATCACCAAATTTATTTCTATTGTCAAGAGTTAATGATCTTATCTGATTTGATATAACAGCATTTTTTCCTGCAGCAACAACATTTATTGAAGTATCTGAAGAAGAATATCCAATTCCCGCATTAATAATTTTAACTTCTGTAAGTTTTCCGTTAGAAATTATAGGTCTTAGTTCTGCACCAGTTCCTGAACCAGAATTATCTATTATATTTAAATCGGGAGTAGAAAAATATTCACTACCATGAAATGAAACTGAAACAGCATCTATTCTTCCATTTACTATTGTAGGTTTTAATGAAGCATTTTTACCATTTTTTATGGAAATAATAGGATTTTTTTCAAAATTTATAATCGAAGATCCATAACCAGTTCCAGATTCATAAAGATAAGAATCAATAATACTACCTCTAATAACAGGAGTTAATTTAACTGATTTTTTAATTTGAGTGTCAGTCCCAATTCCAAGAGGAACATAGTCTAAAGAAACATCAATATCTGGATAAGAAAAATTGTGATTACCTGAACCAACTGAATTTAAAGATACGTAATTTTTTGAGGTATAATTTGATGTTATAGTTCCTCCAACTCCAGCATCAGAAAGTCTAAATGAATTATCATTAATTTTTATAATTTGATATTGATTTGTAGTGGTTGTAATTCCAGTTGATGTGTTTAATCCACTTATCTTAGTTCCAGTCGTAGAATATATAATTTTCTCACCATTATTAAATCCATGATTATTAAATGTAACTTTATCATATTGAGTTGATATTCCAGTTGATTTAACAATTAATTTTCTATTTGTAAACGATCCACCATCAATTACACTAATACCAGAAACATATTTTTGAGTTGGAAGTGTTGAAAATTTATGAATACCTCCAGCATTAGTAGTATTCAATCCTACAACGTTTGTTTTAGAAATTGCATCATCAAAAGAAGTATATAATTTAACAGTTTTTTCATCAATAACCTCAACAAAATAACTTGCATTATCAACTAATGTTGATGTTCCAATACCTACAGAAACAGGTTTACTATTATTAGAATTATAAATTACTTCTTGACCAATTTCAAAAACATGGTCTGATAAAAATTGTATGGTATTTAATTCCTGACTTACTCCCCCAAAACTATTAGTAGATAAACCACTAAACAAAACATCTCTAGATCTTCTTTGAATTATTGGTTCTAAAACTGCATTTCCATTACCTCCAGTAACATTAATTGATATGACTTCATTAATATCAAAATTCTGTTGATCAACATAAACCTTTTCAATATTACCTTGAATTACAGGTTGAATTAATGCAGTTGTTCCAAATCCAGCAGCAACTTCAATTTTTGGTAAATTTATAACATCATAATCGGCACCACCATTCAATACCTTTATTGAATCTATAGGGCCATAATATATTTTATCATTAGATTTATAATTGCTTATTTCAACACCATTAACCAATATACCAGTTGTTTCTGTAACTGTTTTTGTTTGATTTCCTTTAGAAATATCTACATTTACTGGAAACTTTTTAAGTAATTTTTGTGCTCCTATTTTTTCATAACTTTGGGAAGTTAATATAAATTTATGAACAGCATTTGCATCCTCTAATTTTATATAATCAGAACTACCGATAAATGTTGGAGATGTATATAATTTAATTATTTTTTTATCACTAGAATCAACTTCTACAAAGTATATCCCATTATTTTCCAACCCACCATAAGGATCTCCTGAAGTTTTATAAAAAATTTCATCTCCATCTTGAAAAGGAACATTATTTTCAAATTTTATTGCAGCAAATTTATTAGGTTCTCCAGAAATTTCTTGAACTAATCCAAATCCCTCATGAGATAATGGTATAGAAGCTTTATTAATTTCAAGGTTGATTGAATTTAGATATGGATATTCACGTTCATTACCATTTTTATCAACTTTTGCGGATGGTAATGAATTTGAAGCTACATAAAATGTTTCCTCATTTTCAATATATACGTTTTGTATGTCTGATGTAATCTCTTCATATTCTAATGGTTCTTTATTACTAATCGCAGTGTTAATTTTTCTCCTCAAATCGTATTCCTTGTTTAGTACAGGTGTATACTTAGAACTAAGAAGAACTTGCTTATCTCCCACACCACTGATATTATCTTTAATAATAATTACAAAACCATCTTCACCATGTACAACTATATTTGAAGATCTTTCAACTATTTCTACTGTATCTCCTTGTTTTAAACTAGATCTATCATAACTATCAAATAAATTAATTTGATTAGTTGCTTTACCAAACTCAGTGTCTTCTATTTTAATTTTATATCTTGTACTTGTATTATAAATCCAAGAATTTGCAAAAGTTTCTTTATATGTTTTATTACTAGAAGGATTTTTAATCAAATCTCCAAGATTTTTAACTGATATTATTTCTCCCTCATCTACAGTTAAATTATTAGATACTTGTTCAAATTCTGATAAAACACCAGTCAATCTAAATTCTACTTTTTTAGTGGTATCTCCGTCCTCATATCCAAAATAAGTATCATTATTACGTATATTATCAGTAGAATTAATTCCATTATCAATTCCAGTACATCCAAAAAATTGATTTACACTTTTATTTGTGTAATTAATATTAGTATTACTACCCGATATTAAAGTTCCTGTTTGACCAAATCCTATGGTTGAATCTACTGTTATTACAGATGAACCTATAGAAACATTATTAATAGATCTTGTTGATGGTGTAATTTTAAAATCACCTTGAATAGTGGATTCATTATTATCATAACCAACAAAAAGAGAAATTTTAAAATATTGTTGAACTGATGTTAATGCAACTCCAATTCTACTAAATGGTTCTATTTCTGAAATAGCAGCATTAGTATTTAAATCAGAAGTTTTAAATAATGTCTGTCCTACCAATTTTTTGGGGTTTGGAGGATCTTCATTTGGGGATCTTTCATTGACAACTTCTGCAACAACAACTTCACGTCTTAAATATTCTGCAGAAGATGGTTTAATTAGATAATCTTCTAAATTAACAATTTTAGGAGTTTCATTGTAAAGTACATTGAATAATATTCTAAAAGATTCATTCGTTCCTTTTGATTCATAAAAAGATCTAGATTCTTTTAGAAAGGTACCAACATTTAAAGTTGGAGTAAAATCTATATCTTCTAATCCTGGAACTAAATTAAATTTTAATTTTTTATAAAATTCTTTTAAGAATAAAGAGCTTAAATTTTGTATATGACTACCAGCAGAGTGTTCAGACGCTGTTGTGTTGGAAAATACTAATTCTTCATCATTTAATTCCTGATGATAACTTGTAATTCCACTAAATCCACGTTTACATCCTTCAAATGATAAATTATCAGATGAAATATTAGTATATGTAATTACCTCATCATCAATTTTTAATAGTCCATACTCTTGTGGAAATCCTTTTGTAGAACTAACAGTGACTACACCTACTGTTGAATCAATATCATATGATAAAGTAGTACTATCAACAATAACTTCAGGAATTAAATTATCTAAACTTAAATATTGATTTAAATTATCTGTAATATCAACTGGCCCACCTTGATATTCTTGAGAAATATAATATTGTTTTAAAAAATCTACCGTTTTAGGACTTTCACTTCTAATAAAATTTGGAAGTTGATTATCTATAATTTGTTGAATTTTAACTTTAGATTCAAAATCAGTTCTTATCATACTACTCTCGTATTAATTTTCCGTTAAGATAACTTGATGTGTAAAAATCTCTAATAAAGGAAGTTCCTGTTATTTCGTCACCCGAACTAATAACATCTCTTACCATATTTATTGTACTTTCTGAGATGCTAAAATTCAAATATAAATCTCTTAGACCAACAACATCATTAGATTCTGGAATTGCCTGTATCTCTACCACATCTGATCCATCTAATGTTGATGTAATATTCACGGTTGCCAACATAATTTCACCCTTAATATAATCAACTGTTCCCGCAGCTTTTGCAATAACATTAATTTCTCCAGTGTCTAAAACTTGAACCAAAGAAATAACTCCAGTTTTTAAACCTTGATCAGGAACATCAGTTATATAAACTGGTTTAGATTGTCCAGAAATATAAAATCCTTTAGATTTTATATTATATCCTGCAGCATTTACATGAAATTGATTACCATAACATAATTCATACTGTGCAAATTGATTAAATGCGACTTTTAAATCTCTTCTTATTCTTACTTTAGTTATATTTGAAGTTATTGCTACATTTGTCTTATCGATTACTTGTAAAACTTTACTATATTTAAATCTACCACCAAATTTGTTAACTTCTAAAGAATTTGCATATGAAGTTAAGGCATTTAATACAGAAGATTTTAAGGAATTCTCAGATGATACTTTTGTACTATTATAATACACCGAAGAATCAATTTCTACGTATAATACCTTCAAATCTGTTATTTTTTGATTAATTCCTGATATAGAATACTGTTTTAATTGCGATAAAATTCTAGATTTGTTAAAATCAGAAACAAAAGTTCCATTTTTTGGTTTTATACTAATAGATACCGTCCCAAATTCTGGTGGATCAAGCTCTTCACCACCAATAACGGCAACAGATTCAGTATCTGGATATATTCTTTTCACAATTGTCTCATAATCTCTGGATGTTACTGCTCTAAATTGAGAAGAATATATTTTTGGAGCAAAATATTTGATAGAATCGACATCTTCAATGTCAGAACCATTTTGAGATGTAATATTTGTTACAATAGAAGGCGCAGTAAACGAAAGTAATGGTGAATTTGAAATAATTTCTGGATTTTGTTCTAATATTTTACCAGCAAATGAAAAACTATCACCTTTACCTACACCATTTCCCTCTTTTCCGTCTGTAGTAATATATTTGACTGTTATTTTTGCCCCATTAGCTATTTTTTTACCAATTATCCCATCACCAAAAATTAATTCGTACTTTTCATCTTGTACTTCTTGAAGTAAATATATTTCTGATGAAGAATCTACGTTTATTATATTGTCAACCAAGAAATATTCGATACCAAGACCGTCATCTTGATCAGTTGTATCATCAATATACACTTTTATTGTAGAAGTATCGATTCCAGAATTTTCTAATACAAATTTTTGATCTAAAGATGCTTCTTTTGTAAATTCTTTTGTTACTAAAGTGCCTTGTTTGACTAAAATATTTGAAAATTCTGCAGAATATGTACCATTTACATTTTTTATTGGTGATGACCAATTTTCTGAGGTAGAAAACACAAAAGATGTATTATTAGCATCACCCACACATATTAAACCTGCAGATAATGTTGCATTAGGCACCCGACTCAGCATTTCTGCCGTAAAATTTGGAAAAGTTACGGTAAATGATATGTCTGCTGTGGCTGCAGTTTTAGAACGTGGCACATATCCAATATTTCTTGCCAATGAGACTACATTTTGACGTAATGTTGCCGATTCCAAGAAGGATTCGTTAACAATCATGTTGGAATTGAATGCCGTAATGTAAGTATTATATGCTAATGTGTCTATGAGTACTGAAAAATTAGATCCTTCAAAGTCAAAATCAGTAAAATCACTATTTGCACGAAGATAATCTTTAATAGATGTTTTTATCTGATCAAAATCAAGATTTGTAAATTTAGTAAATGGCATGTTATCTAGTTGCCTCTAGGAGGAAGGTATATTCTTGGGTTGGAAACTCTTGGCCAATAATATCGTATATAATAGTCACATTAAATGTATTGTTATCAGGTTGAGGATCTACTTCTACGTCAACATTTTCAATTCTTTCTTCAAAATTATTTAATGCAATTATAATTTGATCTCTGATATTGGATGCTGTACCAAAATCAACGAATTCAAATAAACTTTTATAGACATCAGAACCTAATATAGAATTAAAAAATCTTTCTGTGGGTATCGTTTGAACTATATTTCTTACAGATCTACGAATCGCATCTTCATTTTTTAATATTTTTAGGTCATTTGACACAGGATGTGGTTCAAAAGATAAACTAATATCTTTAAATGCCCTTGATATCCTAGAAATTGCCATATGAACAGAGTTTTTCTTTATTTATATGAGTATTACCCATAAAAAAAGGCACCCATTGTGGTGCCTTATGATTATTTACCCTGTCCTCTGTATCGTTTACGAGCCGAGTTACGAGAAGTTGCCGAGTATTTTGAGTGTTTTCCTCTTCCTTGACGAGATTTCTTGGGTGGAGACTGTATATTATTACCTCCACTCAGACCACCACTTGCTCTAATCATTTTCCTCCAAATAAATTTCAGTTTTAATTGTGTCTGGATGTGGAGAACCTGTCTGATAATACTCTATCGATAAGTTCTCCATAATATTAAAGTATTCTGTTTGATTTAAACTTGAGAATACTTCCTTTCCATCTATGGTTATTTTATATAACTCTTGTTTTTTCATGTCCTACTCGTATACGAGGGTCACACCAGATCTCAAAACCTGCTTCCTTCGCATCAAGACAGAAAGAAACGTCCTCACCGCACATATCTTGCACCTCACCTGATTCAAAAACTTGCATCTTGGGTGCGAACCATGGATAAGGCATTCCTTCGTGTTCAAAAACTCCCTTCTTAATGAGTAACCATCCAAAACCAGTATAGTCTACTGTGAAAGGTTTGCGTCTCTTGGATATACTATCGACGGTTTCGTGATTCATCACACCACCATTGTTGCGAAAATCATCCTCTTCTAACCAATGTGCAACAGAGGTAGTCTTACCATCTTCGGTGGCATACCATCCTCCTGCAATATCTTTCTCCATTAATATTAATTGAAAAAACTTTTCACTATTGAAGACAATATCAGAATCAATCCATAATTGCCAGTCATAATTTAGTTTACCATCCCATGGAACTTGGTTTGGCCCTCTGAGAACATTTGCACCAAGACATTTACATCTTGCAAAGTTTACCATAGAACTGTAATCTTGTGAGATCTGTATACTTGCTCCACACTGAACTAAATCAAAACAAAGTTGTACAAAACTTTTTAGAAATTGATAAGAAACTCCTCTACCTGGTAGACAAAATACAATGGCTTTTCCTTTTACCATTGCCTTTGCATTTTCATAATCCCATTCAGGTGCCTCTTTCTTCTTCATCGGTGATTTTGCCTTCACCGTAAATCCTTTAGCCATAATCGAATTCGCTATGTTTTTTAATACTTAAGTAATCATATTATACTATATTATATATTGACTGTCAATAAGAACTTTCTTCTAGGGTTGCAATGTAATCTTTAGGGGTTTCCGTAATTTCTTCGTAGGTTATCTCTTCCTTCCAGTATGATGTATATAACTTATCCCATATTATATTAAATTCTTCTTCATTTAAATTTTTAAACAAACACTTATTATCTTCCAAATAGATGTGATATGTTTTTTTACTCATCTGCCTCTGTAATTATGATGTCCCCATTATCTATATTCCATTTTAATACAAGATCTTCGTACCAACCGTATTCATTAATAATTTCTTCGGGTATTGTTATATGATATCTGTCTGTGACTGGATCGATCTCTACAGTGGAAAAAATTTCATCAAAATTTTTTTGCATATTCTTGGAACCCTGTTTATGTTTTTATATAGCGAAAAAAAAATTTGTGTAGAGGGGAATTTATAGCTCGCTTGGGTAACACTTTGTAGGTTAGGGTAGTTACGCAATTTTAATATAAGGGGGGCATAACACCCCCCACTGTCTGATTTACGAACGATTGACCCTATGCATACTTGCTGCAAGGGTGTGGATTGCTAGGAGTGCAACCGAATGAAGCAAAAAATGCGTCCATCATTCCTCTGTTAACTTCGGGGTCATCAAAGTCAACTCCAGCAATGTGGTCTACTCCCCACTCTGCAACCTCAGTTATAAATGTCTCAAAGTCCTCACAGACATAGGCAACATTTTCAAAGTTGTCTACTTTTTGAATTCTTTCGATTAGTCTCTGTGTTTTTGTCATGTGGTGATGAACGATTGTTTATACTAATATTATATACCCCCACGCATAAAAACGTGAGGGTTCTGTAGTATTAATTTACAAACTCACTAAACGTCTTTTAATGCTTCTTTCAACCTGCCTAAGTGTGTTTACGTCGGAAGGTGATGCAGACGTATGGATCCTTAGGCCTGATTTATGGATCCATGTAAGATGCTTTCTCTTTCTATAAAGTGTGAACTGATAACGTTTCATAATCTTTTTCAGTTCGGAATTGTACTTGTTGTAATTCATGATGCACGAAGAGGTAAGGGAACAAATCTGGTATTATGGAAGTTTGCATATGAGAAGGCACGACGATTGACTAACTTGAAATATCCAAACCGTGTTAACATAACGTATCCTTCACCTTGTATTGGTTCGGGGTCACCCATCACGCAAGTTGAAAAATCTGCATTATCTCTACACTCATTTAATGCAAGGTGCTTTATCTCTCTCACAGTATCCCACAACTCAATCAAGTTCGCATCACATAAACCCGCATCTTCAAAGTGAGTTGGTACAATGTCCTTACCCTCACGAATAAGATGGTTTAAATTGGTTTTAATTTTCTTTGCCGTGCTTTCATTTACAAAATCAACACGAGTGCTTAGACACCACGCATATTCAATCAAGTCAGCACAGACATGAAACGCATCTGCATTATCAGCAATATAGGCATCAGGTTGAATAAATTTAACTCTACTATTCTCTAACTTATCCAGTAAAGGCATTGCAATGGCATCAGATAAATCATTCACAGCAAAATATTTTGTGTGTGGTGCTATGATGATTTTCTCAGTGACGACCTCAGAAAACTTATAGGTTAGGGTATTTGGTCTGTAATTCTTAGCACCACCAAACCCAATAAAATCACCTTGGTAGATGTTTTTAGTGATTGGAAGATATGCCAGACACGACATTAAAATCTTAAGCAGTGTAGGTTTATGTGAATAGTGCTTCTCAATATCCTCTGGAGTTTCACAGATTAAGATTTTCTTCTTATTGAAGACTGATTTTGTGCCAACAAACTGGCGACCAGTTGCAGGGTTACGACCCCAAATAATAGCGGGAGATCCATCAATTTTTAACGAAAGAATAAGAGGTAATAAAAAAGCATCTAATACAGATAGATCACCTGTAAGGATGCTGTCTTCTGGATGTTCAATGTGTAAGTTTTTAGTCATAAAAACGAAGGTAAAAAAATGAAAAGGGACAGAGGGTGTACATATAGATGAGAATGATCAATTCTCAATATGTCCGTGTCCCATGATTTAATAATAACAATAAAAAACCCCCGTGTGGGGGTTGAGTAGACACTTTGCAAACTGGCTACTTTTATGAAAATTCCCTAATGTAAAGTTCATAATTAATGATGTCATCTAATTCTACTGGAATATCCTCTTTAAGAATATTCCGTAGTTTAGCAGTAGATGATCTGCGAATTTCATCATGTGTTAATTCTAAGTTCATACTAGTGAATCAAGTCTGGATTGTGGAATTTCTTTGGCATCTCTGGCACCCCACTTGTTAATGTGACGTGATGTTGTAACTGACCAGTATTTTTCAGTTTTGACAAATCCTTCACCAAAGATGTATGCTGCAACGGGTGTGCGGTATGAAAACAAAATCCTTGCGTCTTTTGTTTCTACTTCGGTCATGTTTGATGCGATTGGTGTAAGTTGCATTAATGCTCCTTTTGTTTGTATACATCTATTATGGCATTAAAAAACCCCCGTTAGGGGGTTGAGTAGACACTTTGCAAACTGGCCTTAATCTGCATTTAATGCGGATCTTCCACGCCATGCTCTAAAGGGGCGTTGAAGTTTTTGATGTTCTTGAGCAAACTCCTGTAAGAAGTAGTCAACTGTAAACTCATTCTCTGAACAGAATTTTTCAATTTCAGAATAGATTGAAGGATCGTAATTTCTCATGTGAAAATCAATAGGGTTAACGTTTGGAGATGGTTTCATTTTAGTAATCAATCTTTGAGTTGAAGTACTCCTCAACATCAAATTTAGTTTCTTCATCATTGGGTGAAAATGCCTCTTCCATAAGTATGGAAAGTGCTTCTTCTTCAAACCTTGGATCAACGATCATAATAGAAAAATTGCTTTAACTCTTTAATAATAA